ACTGGTGCGGCGATCGCGACCAGGGCGACGTGTGGCAGATCAAGAAGCCGCAGCGCAACGATCTGCACCCGACGATGAAGCCGGTGGAACTGGTGGAGCGGTGCATCCGCAACTCCAGCCGACCGGGCGATGTCGTTCTCGACAGCTTCGGTGGATCGGGCACGACGCTGATCGCCGCGCACAAAAGCGGCCGGCGCGCGCGGTTGATGGAACTCGATCCGAAGTACGTCGATGTGATCGTGCGTCGCTGGCAGACCTGGAGCGGCGAATCCGCCATGCGCGAATCCGACGGCGTCACGTTCGACAAAATTGCTTCGACGAAATGAGTGGAATGCAGTTTCTGCGGCAGGACACTATCGTCTTGCTCTGGCGCTCAGATTTCCAGCAGATCTCGTGCAATCGGGGAGTCAATTAGAAGATTCTCTCCAAGCATTGAGGCGAATGCCCTAAGTTCATCAGTCCATCCGCTACCATCTGGAAGCGGCGCGCGAGTGAACAAGACTCGCTTGCCATCGGGAGCGATGCGGTAGATCACCACTTCTCGAGACGCATCGTCAATGCAAACCAAGTGATCAAAACTGGTCATCAGTTGTTCCAGGTGGTCAGTGGCGGGATGGGGGCGCCGCGAAGGCAAGCAGCATATCGCTCCGTCGCAGAGGCATGACATATCGCACCAGCGCGCGCGCCTCGACTCCGTGTAATGCCGTTACAAGTATCCGTATCGACTCTCAGAAGCGCTTCACATTCTTCGGTGTTGTCCTCTGGGCATACCGCCTCGCCAATCGCATTCCCAAGGATGCCGCCAATGAAAGCACCCGCTGCGCCACCGGCTTGACTTCCGGCGACTGCGCCGCCCGTGCCTGCTGCGCCCGCGCAGACAAGCGCCCCTGGCCCAGATGGGCTGCAGACCAAGCCGCCAGCAGCCGCACCACCCGTAGCGCCAAGCGCACCGCCGCCGTAGTACCCGGCAGCACCAAGGCAGATAGCGCCACCGGTAGTGTAGGCCGCCACGCATGCGCGATTTTTTTCGAGGCCGAAGGGATCGAAATAGATCATCGGATTCGATTCGACATAGGCGTAAGTGCTAGGCCCGGCTTTCTGACCGATGGGATCGGATTGCACGTAGCGGGCTTCCGACACACCACTGGCGATGGTAAGGATGGTCGCCAGCACAATAATCACGACGTTTCTGATCATCGGCGTTCTCCTTGACGTGCGTTGACTTGTTTGATTTGTCGCAGATAGTCAGCATCTTGCTGCGCAGTCGGCTCGCGCCAACCCAGCGATTCGGCACGCGCGAACGAATCGCGGTTTTGCTTGGCATGGAATTCAAATTTCAGACGGATGGGGTCTGGCATTTCATTTGGCGATGGGAATTTGCCAACATACTGCGACTTGATGATCCGCGCGTGGGCGCTGCCCTTGTGCAACAAGGCGGTCACGTCATTCGGGTTCAGTTCGAGTAGCATATTCGCAGCCACGATGCGGCGCTCGTCCTGCCCTCGCTGAGCGTAGGCCTCCAGCAGCGTCTCGACGACGACGCCCATCGACTCGCGCCGTGTCAGCGGATAGAGGTAGACGTGGTTCTGAACGGCTTTTGGGGTGATGCCCATTTCATGCTGATAGCTGGCATCGCTTTTCGTCCCGAAGCTTGTGGTCTCGATGTTGATCCAGACGCCTGCATCGTTCTTGAACTTCGCAAGAACATGCTGGGGTGCGCGCGCCAGAGTGACATCAAGGCCGATTCGCTGCCCGAGAATCACGAACAGAATCGGCATTGAGACGCAGTTGCCCTTCCTGCTCGCCAGATACCTGGACAGCAACTTGTTCTGGATGCTTTTTCCGAACGGATCCTGCAAGTCGTACTGGAATGGTCGCGAATCATTCCAAGGGCCGGGCTGCTGGAGCGAATTCACCAAAACTTCGAGTTTCGTCTGGCGAGTCGCGTTCTGCGGAATTCGGGAGCGAATCGCCGACGCAAGTGTTTCGATCTGTCGCAGTGTCGCCGTCGTGTCCACAGAGGGGTCGATCATGTGATCGATAGCGACCTTGACTCTCGCTAGATCAACGGCGGACTCCTGCGTCTCGAGTAGGTGGCGCAAAGTCGCTTGATCTGCGTCCTGACGCGGTGCGGCGCGGCACGTACTGGGGAGTAACAGCCCCACAATGCAAAGTAGTCCGAGCATGCCCAAGCGCATCCATCTCGCTCCCTGATCCAATCGCTTTCAGGCATGGTATTCAACCTCGGAGTCCCTAGCAAACTCCGTCCATAAGCTACTGAAAACATTCGCCTTTGATGCAGCTCTGCCGCTCGTGCGAGCATCCTTCGTGGTTGCACTCGCGGGACCGGGCATGGCCCGGTCCCGGCGCGGTCAGGCGTCTTCGTTGAACATGAAGCTGCCGGGGCCATTGCCCTCGTCGTCGCTGAGCAGGATGAGCGTGCGTTCCTTGCCGTCGCGACACTTGACGACGAAGCCATAGAGTTCTTCGTCGAGCGGATCGTCGCTGGCGCCGCTGCGGGCGAGCGCGGTGATGGTGCCGCCGACCAGCGGCGCGAGTTGCTTGAGATAGAAATCGATCGAAGAGGACATCGGAAAACTCCAGTGTTGGGGGTGAGGGTTCGGTCATCAAAGCGCGGTCAATCGCGTTCGACGGTCTCGTCGTGGATCGCGGCGTGCATCACGAAGCCGGTGAGGTAGGGCACGCCGTGCGGGATGCCGTAGTCGATCGCGGTGCGCCGCTTGATGGTCATGCGCATCCATGCCGCGACGGTGTTCGCAATCGCGTCGGGCAGCGCCTGACCGTGGGACTGATGGCCGCAGACTTCATCGGCGAAGTGCCGTCCGGCCTTGCTGTCGAGAAAGGCCCGCACCGCGTCGAGCGATTCGCCGGTGGCCTCGGCGATGGCGGTCATGGCCAGCGGCCACGCGACGCTGGCGTAGCCGCGCATCGTGCCCCAGAAACCCCAGCTTTCGTTTTCGGTGGCGGGGATGGCGGTGTTCGTGTGCGTGTTCATGGTGGGATGTTTGTCGTGTGGTGTGTGTGCGGACATGAACGCGCTGTTCGCCATCGAAGCCAAGCGGTTCATCGCGATGTTTCGCTTCTTTTTCTCAAGATTTCGTGCGCGGTACGCGTGATCCGAACCGGCGCGCGGAAATGCGTCACGCAGGCGATTGTCGGTGCGCAATGCCGCGCGTCGGCACGGCATTGCGTTGGGCTGCGTTGCGCTGCGCTGCGACATCACGCCGTCGGTGCGACTTCGGCGATGCGGTACACCCGCACGCCGCCTTCGGCCTTGTCGGAGGTGACGGTCAGGCCGAGCTTCTTCTTGAAGGCCCCGGCGAAGGTGCCGCGCACCGTGTGCGCCTGCCAGCCGGTCGCTTCGCAGATCTGCGGGATCGTGGCGCCATCGGGCCGCTTGAGCATCGCGATCACCTGCGCCTGCTTGCTGTTCTCGCGGGTGCGCGGTGCGGGCGTTTCGCCGTCGCCCGATGCGGTGGTGTCCTGCGCCGGCTTCGCGGCCTTGCGCGCGGTCTTCCGTGCGGGCTTGGCGGCGTTCTCGCCGGACGGCGTCGCTGCTTCGGCGGTGGCCTGCGCGGCGGGGCGCGCGCGGCCCAGCGCATCGTAGGCGGCGTCGGTGACGATCCAGTCGCCGTGGTGGCCGATGATCATCGCGCGCACGAACAAGGCCTCGATGACCTTCTTCTGCGCGCCGCCCTTGATGGTATCGGGGAACCATTCGATCTTGCCCTGCGTGTGATCGATGGCGTGGGTCAGCACGGCGGTCTGGTTGTCGTTCAGCGTGATCGGCTTGGCGGTCGTTGCGGTGTTCATGTGTGCTCCTGTTTCAGTGGTGTTGGATGTGGTTGGCGCGATGGGATGAACGCGCTGTTCCCGACCAAAGCCAAGCGGTGTTCCGCATGACCGCAACGCGTTAAGCGAACAGACGGACTGTCGTCCGCGCATGCGCTGTTCACCCTGGAAATCAAGTCCTTTCGGCCATTCGGATGGGAATTTCGATCCGCGCGTATGCGCGCCATCGCGGCGTCACCGACACCGCGGTCCACAAGGCGATCCGCGCCGGGCGCGTCACACCGGAGGCCGATGGCACCATCGACGCTGTGAAGGCAGATGCGGAGTGGGCGCGCAATTCCGCGCCCGCGCGTAGCGGGACGCAGGCGCGTGCACCGCGCGTGGCGGTGCCGGAGGCGGCCGACATGGGGCGCGACGCGGGCGCTGCGGCGCTGCCGGCCGGCGGCGCCTCGCTGCTGCAGGCGCGCACCGTCAACGAAGTGGTGAAGGCGCAGACCAACAAGGTGCGCCTCGCGCGCCTGAAGGGCGAACTGGTCGAGCGTTCGCAGGTCGTGGCGCACGTCTTCAAGCTGGCGCGCGACGAGCGCGATGCGTGGTTGAACTGGCCCGCGCGCGTATCCGCGCAGATGGCGGCGACGCTCGCGGTCGATCCGCACGCGATGCATTTGGCGCTGGAAGCGGCGGTGCGCGCGCACCTCGCCGAGTTGGGCGAGGTGCGGGTGAAGGTGGATTAAGCGCCTGCGAGGAGTGCGCAGGCCTGTTGGAGCAGGTGGTCGATCATCGCAAGGCGCGCTTGCTCGGCAGGGTCATCGCTGTCCTTGTCGAGGCGCATTTCGAGGTGGATGTGCATCTGGGCCAGCGAACTGTCGATGCCGTCGAGGTGGTCCCCAGCGGGCAGCGTGTCGTCGGGTTCGCCGCCCGCCGCGCCGAGCGCCTGTTCGATGCCGCTGACCGCGAAATTCAGGCCGTTCTGGAAGTCCTCGTCGTCGGGGTAGGCCGCGTAAAGCGACTCGATGCGCTGGCGCAGGAGCAGGAGGTCGATGTGCAGGGGGTCGTGCATGGCGGTGTTCCTCGATGGTCATTTGGCCGGGGACCGCATGTACGCGCTGTTCGCCGCAGAAGCCAAGCGCGGCCGACGCCGCATCGCAACAGGATTCAGGCATGCTCGACTACGACGGCGCGCACGAGATCGAGCGCGCCTGGCACGAGGGTCTGACCCCCGATCCGCTGCTGTCGGTCTCGGCCTGGGCCGACCAGCATCGGATGTTGTCGAGCAAGGCGTCAGCGGAACCGGGACGCTGGCGCACGGCGCGCACGCCGTATCTGCGCGAGATCATGGATTGCCTCTCGCCGGCTTCGCCGATCGAGCGCGTGGTGTTCATGAAAGGGGCTCAGATCGGTGCGACCGAAGCTGGGGGTTGCTTCATTGGATACGTGATCCACCACGCGCCCGGCCCGATGATGGCGGTCTGGCCGACGGTGGAGATGGCCAAGCGCAACTCCAAGCAGCGGATCGATCCGCTGATCGAGGAGTCGCCGGTGTTGGCCGCGTTGATCGCACCGGCGCGTTCGCGCGATGCGGGCAACACGATTCTGGCGAAGGAGTTCCGCGGCGGCGTGCTGGTGATGACCGGCGCGAACAGCGCGGTCGGCTTGCGCTCGATGCCGGTGCGGTATCTGTTCCTCGACGAAGTGGATGGTTATCCGCTCGATGTCGAGGGTGAAGGCGATGCGATCTCGCTGGCGGAGGCGCGCACGCGCACCTTCACGCGGCGCAAGATTTTCATCGTCTCGACGCCGACGATCGCGGGCGCCAGCAGCATCGAGCGCGAGTACGAGGCATCGGACCAGCGCAGGTATTTCGTGCCGTGCCCGCACTGCGCGCATGCGCAGTGGTTCAAGTTCGAGGGGTTGCGTTGGGAGCGCGGCCAGCCTGAAACCGCTGCCTACATCTGCGAAGGTTGCGAGCAGCCGATCGCCGAGCACCACAAGACGTGGATGCTTGAGCATGGGCAGTGGCGCGCGACGGCACCGGGGAACGGCCGGACGGCCGGATTCCACCTGTCGTCGCTGTACAGCCCGGTGGGCTGGCGCAGCTGGCGCGAGATCGCCGCGGCGTGGGAGAGCGCGATCGACAAGACCACCGGCTCGGCCTCCGCGATCAAGACCTTCAAGAACACCGAACTCGGTGAGACTTGGGTGGAGGAGGGCGAAGCGCCGGACTGGCAGCAGTTGCTGGAGCGGCGCGAGGACTATCGCATCGGCACGGTGCCGCGCGGTGGCCTGCTGCTGGTGGGTGGTGCCGACGTGCAGAAGGATCGCATCGAGGTTTCGGTCTGGGCCTTCGGTCGCGGCAAGGAAGCGTGGCTCATCGAACACCGCGTGCTGATGGGCGACACCGCGCGCGAGGGCGTGTGGACGCAACTGCGCGCATTGCTCGGCGAGACCTGGACGCACGACGGTGGCGCGCAACTGCCGCTGGCGCGCTTCGCCATCGATACCGGTTTCGCCACGCAAGAGGTCTACGCCTTCGTGCGCGCCTGCCGCGACAGTCGGGTGATGGCGGTGAAGGGCGCGGCGCGGGGCGCGGCGCTGGTCGGCACACCGACGGCGGTGGATGTCACCGTGGCAGGCAGGAAGCTGCGCCGGGGCATCAAGCTCTACACGGTCGTGGTCGGCATCGCCAAGCAGGCGCTGTACCAGCATCTGCGCCTGCATGCCGATGTGGCGGCCGATGGCGTGACGCCGGTGTATCCGGCCGGCTTCATTCACCTGCCGAAGATCGACGCCGAGTTCCTGCAGCAGTTGTGCGCGGAGCAGTTGATCACGCGACGGGATCGCAACGGCTATGCGGTGCGCGAGTGGCAGAAGCTGCGCGAGCGCAACGAGGCGCTCGACTGTTTCGACGAACGGACCGAGGTGTTGACCCACGATGGCTGGAAGCGATTTGCTCAGGTGAGCTACGGTGATGTGCTGGCGACGGTCAATCTGGAGACCGACCACATCGAATACCAGACGCCGCAGCATCTGATTTCACGTGATTACGAGGGGCCGATGCTGGCGGTGGCGGGAACCCGCCTGAATTTCATGGTCACCCCCAATCACCGGATGGTGACCTACCGCAAGGAATTTGACCGCCAGACCATGCGTTGGCGATTCGATACGCCGCCGCAGATCACGCTGGCGCGAGATTTGACCATTCATCACACGATCAAGATCAATGCGCAGTGGCGCGGCATACCGCACACGACCCGCACCATTCCAGCCAGTTGCAAGCGCAGTTGCCGAACGCCGATCGAACCGGATCGGCAGGTCGACGCGATGGCGCTGGCCCGCTTGTTGGGATGGTACGTGGCGGAGGGAACGTGCTCGATCACGGTGAATCAGCGCAGTCTTCGTCGCGTGGTCACGATCGCGCAGTCCAAGCCCGAAGGTCGTGCACAGATCGAGATGGTGCTCGACCAATTGCCGTGGACGTGGCACTGGTCCGATCGCTGTGCGGTGATGACCTCCAAGCAGCTGTACGACTACTTGCAGCAGGAATGCTGGGGATTGCACGATCAAAAGCGCGTGCCGCAGTGGATCAAGGACGCGGATCGCGACGTGATTGCGGCGTTCGTGGAGGCCGCCGTTGCAGGCGATGGTTGGATTCAGAATCGTCATCGCAGCTACGCGACGACCAGTCGTCTGCTGGCGGACGATATGGCCGAGCTGTTCTTCAAGCTTGGCGGAACGCCGAGCGTCACGGAGCGCCACCCTGCGGGTTGGTCCATCCGCGATCGATCCGGAACAGACTTGCTGCCGCAATACCACGTCCGCGAGAACAATAAACGTCGCAGTGCGTCGCTCGACGGCCAGGGGCGCAAGTTCATGATCGAGACGATTCCCTACCAAGGGCGCGTGTATTGCGCCACGGTACCGAACGGCACCTTGGTCGTGCGTCGCGCCGGCAAGATGATGATCGCCGGCAATTGCGCGGTGTACGCGCGCGCCGCCGCGGCGGCGGCAGGACTGGATCGTTTCGAGGATCGTCACTGGCGCGAACTGGAACGCTCGCTCGGCATTGCCCGGACGAACGATCCACCGCCCATCGCCATCACCACCGGACCCGAGGAGGCCACCGACAACGGTGGCCTTTCCACATCTACGCGCCCGAATCGTCGGCGCGTCGTCAAGAGCCGTTGGCTCCATCGCTGAGATTCGTTGCATGAGCTATACCCCCGAACAACTCGCCGCGCTCGAACGCGCGCTCGCGACTGGCGAACAGCGAGTGACCTTCGGCGATCGCACCGTCGAGTACCGCTCGATCGACGACCTGATCGCCGCGATCGGCGTCGTTCGACGCGGGCTCGAAGAGCAGGCGATCGCAACGGGCACCGCCAGGCGTCGCCCCCGTCGCGTCGTCGTGAACACTGACAAGGCGACGTAATCGGATGAGTTGGTGGTCTCGGCTGCGCGCCCGGCTGTTCGGCGCGTCGCCCACCTACGACGGTGTCGGCGGCGGACGGCGCGCCCGCTTCTGGCAGGTCGGCAATCCCGGTGCGGTCGCGGCGCTCGCGTTCGCGCAGGACGAGTTGCGCGCCAAGAGCCGCGACCTCGTCCGTCGCAATGCCTGGGCGGCGACCGGCGTCGAGGCGTTCGTCGCCAACGCCATCGGCACCGGCATCAAGCCGCAGTCGATGCTGCACGACCTCGCCCAGCGCGAAGCGGTGCAGGCGCTGTGGCGCGACTGGTGCGAGGAGGCGGACGCGGCGGGCCTGACCGACTTCTACGGCCTGCAGGCGCTCGCCTGCCGGGCGATGCTCGAAGGCGGCGAGTGCCTGGTGCGGCTGCGCTATCGGCGTCCCGAAGATCGTCTCGCGGTCGGTCTGCAACTGCAGTTGCTCGAACCCGAGCACCTGCCGACGACGCTGAATCGCGAACTGCCCAACGGCAACGTGATCCGCGCCGGCATCGAGTTCAACGCCATCGGTGTGCGCGTCGCTTACCACCTCCACAAGAGCCATCCCGGCGACGGGATGCTCGCGCCGATGTCGGCGCACGGTGGCCTCGACACCGTGCGGGTGCCGGCCGATGAAGTCCTGCACCTGTTCCGGCCGCTGCGGCCGGGCCAGATCCGCGGCGAGCCGTGGCTGGCGCGGGCGCTGGTGAAGCTGCACGAACTCGACCAGTACGACGACGCGGAGCTGGTGCGCAAGAAGACCGCGGCGATGTTCGCGGGCTTCATCACGCGCGGTGGGCTGGAGGACCCGTTGCTCGGAGAGGACGAGGCCGACGCGCAGGGCGTGGCGATGGCCAGCCTGGAGCCGGGGACGATGCAGTTCCTGGAACCGGGCGAGGACGTGAAGTTCTCGCAGCCGGCCGATGTGGGATCGAGCTACGCCGAGTTCATGCGTCAGCAGTTCCGCGCGGTCGCCGCGGCGATGGGCATCACCTACGAGATGTTGACCGGGGATCTGTCGCAACTGAACTACTCGTCGATCCGCGCCGGCCTGCTCGAGTTCCGGCGCCGCTGCGAGGCGATCCAGCACGGCGTGATCGTCCACCAGTTGTGCCGCCCGCTGTGGCGCGCGTGGATGACGCAGGCCGTGCTCGAAGGCGCGCTGACATTGCCGGGGTACGCGCGCGGCGGCGTCGCGCGCCGACGCCAGTACCTCGCGGTGAAGTGGATCGCGCAGGGCTGGCAGTGGGTCGATCCGAAAAAGGAGTTCGACGCGATGATCGCGGCGATCCGCGGCGGGTTGCTCTCACGCTCTGAAGCGATCTCCAGCTTCGGCTACGACGCCGAGGACATCGACCACGAGATCGCCGCCGACAACGCCCGCGCCGATGCGCTCGGCCTGCGCTTCGACTCCGATCCCCGTCACGAGGGTCGTTCGACCCCGTCCAACACCGCTCCACCGTCCCAGGCGAATTGATGACCTCCCTCGTCCACCTGGCGTCCCGTCTGTACGGCACGCCGCTGCTGATCGCGCGCGCCAAACTCGACACGATCCTCGCCGTGCTCGGTCCGCGCATCGGCCTGGCGCCGGTCGAGACGGCGTCCATCGGGCTCGTGCTGCCGACGGCCGCGCCGATGGCGTCGGACCCCGTGCCGACGATGCCCGGCATCGCGGTGATTCCGATCCACGGCACGCTCGTCCGCCGCGCGCTCGGACTCGACGCGATGTCGGGGCTGACGGCCTACGCGCGCATCGCGGCGGATCTCGATGCGGCGCTCGCCAGTCCGGACGTGGCCGGCATCCTGCTCGACATCGACTCGCCCGGTGGCGAGGCGGGTGGGGTGTTCGAGCTGGCCGACCAGATCCGCGCGGCGACTGCGATCAAACCTATCTGGGCGCATGCCGGCGACAGCGCGTTCTCGGCCGCCTACGCCCTCGCATCCGCCGCGCAGCGCGTGACCCTCGCGCAGACCGGCGGCGTCGGCTCCATCGGCGTGATCGCGCTGCACATCGACCAGTCGGTGCGCAACGCGCAGAACGGTCTGAGCGTGACCGCGCTGTATGCCGGCGCGCACAAGAACGACGCCACCCCGCACGCACCACTGACGCCGCAGGCGACCGAGGCGCTGCAAACCGAGATCGATCGGCTCTACGCCCTGTTCGTCGATCACGTCGCCGCGATGCGCGGCCTCGACACCGCCGCCGTGCGCGCGACCGAAGCGGCGCTGTTCTTCGGCGAGGACGCGGTGACGGCGGGCCTTGCCGATGCGGTCGCACCTTTCGATGCCGTCCTCGCCGACTTCGCCACCGCCCTTCGCGAGCGCGGGCGTTCGCCAGGTTCCCCAATACCGCTCGCTTCGCCGATGCGGCTTGCACTTCCAACGACTACGGAGATTTCGATGACTGTTCCCACCGAGGCGGCGCCCGCGCCGTCCACGCCCCCTGCTGCGCCCACCGCGCCCGCACCGGCCGCCGTCGTGCCCACGGTCGCGCCCGCCTCGCTGCCGGCGCCGACCGCGTCCGTCGCGCCGTCTTCCACCGATCCGCAAGGAGAAGCCGTCGCCATCGCCGAGCTGTGCCTGCTCGCCGGCTGCCCCGAACGCACCGGCGAGTTCCTCGCCGCACGCATGAGCGCGGCGCAGGTGCGGCAAGTGCTGCTTCAGGCCCGCGCCGATCAGGTCGAGATCGCCTCGCACCTCACGGTCACCGGTACCGCTGGCGCGACGAACGCCGCGAGCGCCACCGCCGCCAACCCCGTGCTCGATGCGGTGCGAAAGCGCCTCGCGTCCACGTTTCCGCAGGGAGCCTGAGCCATGCCCGTTCTCCACGAACCGATGACCCTCGGCGATCTGCTCAAGTACGAAGCGCCGAACCTGTATTCCCGCGACGAAGTCGTCATCGGTGCCGGCCAGACGCTCGCGCTCGGCGCCGTCGTTGGTCGCGTGACCGCCACCCGCGAGATCGTCGCCTTCGATCCGACCGCCAGCGATGGCCGCGAGACCGTCGCCGGCGTCCTCATCGAAGCGGTCGTCACCGCGGCCACCGAGCGCCGTCGCAGCGTGATCGTCGCCCGCCATGCAACGGTCTTCGGCGGCGCGCTGGTGCTGCCCACCTCCCTTACGTCCGAACAGACCGCCGCCGCCCTCGCGCAGCTGGCCGCGCTCGGCGTCCTCGTCCGTCAGTTCCCGCAGAGCACGACCCATGCTGAATCCGTTCAATAACCCCGCGTTCTCGATGGCCGCGCTCACCGCCGCCATCAACCTGATCCCCAACCGCTACGGGCGCCTGCAGGAACTCGACCTGTTCCCGGAGAAGCCGGTGCGCCAGAACCAGATCCTGGTCGAGGAGCGGGCCGGTGTCCTGACCTTGCTGCCCACCAAGCCACTCGGCGCACCGGGCACGCTGGCGGCGCGCAGCAAGCGCCGCATGCGCTCGTTCGTCGTGCCGCACATCCCGCACGACGATGTCGTGCTGCCCAACGAAGTGCAGGGGCTGCGTGCCTTCGGCTCGGAAACCGAGCTCGAATCGATCGCCAGCGTCGTCGCCGAAAAACTCGAGACCATGCGCAACAAGCACGCGATCACGCTCGAACACCTGCGCATGGGCGCGCTCAAGGGCCTGATCCTCGATTCGGACGGCAGTGTGCTCTACGACCTGTTCGAGGAGTTCCGGATCGCGCAGCAGTCGGTCGCGTTCCAGATCGACAACCCGAACAACGGCACCGACGTCAAACAGAAGTGCATCGAGACCCTCGCGCTGATCGAGGAAGGGCTGCTCGGCGAGTTCATGACCAGCGCGCGCGTGCTGTGCTCGCAGGAGTTCTTCGCCGCGCTCACCTCGCACAAGGACGTCAAGACCGCCTACGCGCAGTGGCAGCAGGGCGCGGTGCTGATCAACGACGTGCGCAAGGGCTTCAGCTTCGGCGGCCTGGTGTTCGAGGAGTACCGCGGCAAGGCGTCCGACCTCGACGGCAACGTGCGCCGCTTCATCGCGCCAGGCGAGGCGCATGCCTTCCCGATCGGCACGATCAACAGCTTCGCCACCTACAACGCCCCGGCGGACTTCAACGAGACCGTCAACACGCTCGGTCAGCCGGTCTACGCCAAGCAGGAGCCGCGCAAGTTCGAGCGCGGCACCGACATGCATACCCAATCGAACCCGCTGCCGCTGTGTCTGCGTCCCAGCGTGCTGGTCAAGCTCTCGATCAACTGAGGCACGACGATGACCGACACCGAAATGCCGGCAGCATCGCTGCCGGCACAGGAGCGCTTTGTCCGCGCGATCGACCGCGTGCTGATCCACGAGGGCGGGGATGCCGACGATCCGCGCGATGCGGGTGGGCGCACGCGCTGGGGCATCAGCCAGCGCACCTATCCGACCCTCGACATCCGCCGGCTCGCGCGGGCGGATGCGGTCGCGCTGTACCGGCGGGATTTTTGGACACCGCTGCAGGGCGATGCGTTGCCGCCCGCGCTCGCGTTCCAGGCGCTCGACGCCGCCGTGAACCACGGCGTCGGCTGCACGGTGCGCTGGCTGCAGCGGCTGGCCGGCGTGCGGATCGACGGCCAACTCGGGCCGGTGACGCTGGCGGCGCTGCGTTCGGCCGACGAGGCCCCGCTGATCGAGCGGCTGCTCGCGCTGCGGCTCGACCTGTATGCCGAGCACGACCGCTTCGCTGCGTTCGGTCGCGGCTGGACGCGGCGGATCGCCGAGAACCTGCGCTACGCCGCGCGGGATCTGGCGTGAGCGCGCCGCTCGATCCGGCCTTCGAGGCCGCGCACGACGCGCTGTTCGCGGTGTTCGGCGAGCCGGCCATCGTGCGCCGGGGCCGCCGGCCACCGGTGGCCGTGCGGGTGGTGATCACCTACAACGTCGCCGAACTGGGCGACTACAGCCAGGGCTACACCCGCGTCACCACCGTGAAGTTCCGCAATCCCGAGTGGCGACCGCGTGCCGGCGACGTACTGCACGTGCCCGGTGGCCGGTTCCGGATCGAGCGCGTCATCGTCGACGACGGCTTCGTGACCGAGACGGTGCTGCATGGGTGAGACGCCGATCCCGTGGGCGATTCTGGAACTGGTGCAGACGCGATTGCGCACGGTACGCAAGGCGAACGATTACCGCACCGACGCCGGTCGCGACGTGCGCTTGGAGCCGGGGGCATTCGACCCGAGCGATGCGCCGCGCCTGACGCTGTATCCGTTGACGAGCATGTTTCCCGACGATGCGCGCAGTGCCGGCGAGCGCGGGTTCACCTTCGTCGTCGAGGCGCTGGTGCCGGTACGAATCGACAACGCCCAGCAGCGCATCGTCGAGACCATCGCCGACATCGAGGACGCCCTGGATGGCTACGCACAGGCGCCGCTGGCATTGCCGCTGCAGTTCCAGGAGTCGGTGCTGCTCGACCGGCCGGACGGCATCGCCGCGATGGCGGCGCAGGTGCTGTTCGGGACGCGGTATCGGCGGGCGGGGCGCACGTGAGGTCGATGCGCTCAGCCTTGTGCCGGTGGCCACAACCGCGCGGCGTGGACCAGCGCCAACACCCAGATGATCTGCGCGGGCTCGTCGACTTCGTACACCAGTCGATAGTTCTCGTGCGGAATCAGTTCGCGCGTGCCCGGCACGAGGCCGGCGCGGCCCATCATCGGAAATCGCGCCAACGCCGCGGCGGCCTCACCGAAGCGTTCATCCAGCGCCAGCGCCGCCATCGGCGCTTCGCTACACACGTACTCGAAGATGGCGAGGCGATCCAGACGCGCGGCGTCGCTCCAGCGGACCTGCACGGTCAGGTGCCAGCTCGGCGGCGCACAGCGTCGCGGCGGGCGGTGAACTCAGCTTCGACTTCCTCGTTCGAGGTGTGCCGCCCTTCGGCGATCTGCGCGCGGGCGAGGTCTACCTTGTCCTGCACGAAGGCCTCATACGCCTGGCGCTGCTGCTGGTTGCGCACGTACTCGCGCATCAACTCGCGGACGACCTGCGAGGCCGGTCGATGCTCGGCCTCGGTCGCCGCCATGAAGGCATCGCGCAGCTCGGCTTCCAGCTTCAACGTGAACACGGTGGCTTTGGTCATGGCCAAGGCTCCAAAAGGTACTAACGTCGTATGCACAATAACATGACCGGGCCGCCATGAGTACCGGGCGCCCACCGTCCGGCGGCGCGTTCGCGCTGCACGCCGATCTCGACGGCCTGCTGTCCGCCTCCCGCAATCTGAGCGTGCTGGCCTCGCGGCTGCCGACCCTCCAGACACGCGCGATCGGCACCTTGTCCCGCCGTCTGCCGGTCCAGGCCCGCCGCGATATCCAGGCCGAGTACCAGATCGGCGCGCGACGTCTGGCGCAAGACCTGTCATCGCGCACCACCGATGAGGGTGTGCGCCTGGTCGGCCGCTTCCGCGGCATCGGCCTGCGGAATTTTGCGGCGCGTCCGACGGCGCGTGGCGTCACCGCCGCGATCTTCCGCGGCAAACGCAGCCTGCGCGAACGCGCCTTCATCCGACGGGGCCTCGCGGGCAACGAACACGTCTTCCGCCGCGAAGGCCCCAAGCGCCCGATGCAACAGGGCCGCTACGCCGGCAAGCAGCGTCAGCCGCTGGTCGCCGAGTACGGCGCCACCGCCGCGCAAATGCTGGCCAAAGGCCGTCGCACCGAACGCCTCGTCGACTACGCCCGCGGCGTGCTTGCCGCCGAGTCCGAACGTCTCCTGCGGCTCGCCGCAGCTTCCTCCCCCACGTCCACAGCGAACCGATGAAAACCATCCGCCTGTACCACCCGCACACCCACGAGGGCATCGCCTACGACCCGCCGCCGGAAGGCATCGAACTCAGCGTCAACGACGCCGATGCCGCCGTGCTCGAGGCATGGGGCCTGACCCGGCCGCCGCCCGCGCTCGCCGATGCGTCGACCACCGCACCCGTCGCGGATGCGCCTGTCGCCGACGCGGTGACCGACGCGGTCCCGTCGCGCCAAGACCGCCGCGCCCGCGTCGCGGTCGATCTTTCCTCCCCCGAACCGACCGCCGACACGACGGCCAGGAGCGTGTAATGCAGGACTTTTCGTTCCAGGGAAAACTTTATCTGGGCACCCGCCTGCCCGGCGGCCGGCCCGGCGCGCTGCGCTGGGTCGGCGATGCCCCCAAGTGCGATCTGACCCTCAAGACCGAGACCGAAACGCGCAAGGAATCGTACTCGGGCAATCGTCTGACTTCCGCCGTGCTGCAGAAGGGCAAGGAGGCCGAACTCACCGTCGCGATCAACTGGGCCGACATCGACAACCTGCTGCTCGGCCTGTACGCGAGCAAAGCCACGATCGCCGCCGGCACGGTGACGGGCGAAGCGTTTCCGGCGGGGCTGGCCGCGAACGATGTGATCGCGCTCGATCACACCACGATCAGCCAGTTCGTGCTCACCGACGGCAACGCCGCACCCGCGACACTGGTGGCGAACACCCATTACCGGATCGAGAGCATCCGCGCGGGTCTGATCAAGCTGCTGAACCTCGCGGCCTTCACCCAGCCGCTGCGCGCGGCCTACCGCTACGGCGCGCGCACCAGCGTGGCGATGTTGACCACGCCGGCACCGGAGCGCTTCCTGTACCTCGACGGCATCAACTCGATCGACAACGCGCCGGTGCAGGTGCGCCTGTACCGGGTGCAGTTCAATCCGGTGAGCAACCTCGGCCTGATCCATGAATCGTTCGGCCAGTTCGAGCTGAGCGCGTCGGTGCTGTTCGATGCCGAGGCCGCGGCCGACCCGTTGCTCGGCGGCTTCGGGCGACTCGATCTGCCGGAGGTCGCGTGATGGCCACGAAACTGCCCGCAGCCCCCGCCTCCGATGCCACCGCGACTGCGGACGACCTTGCGATCCTGCATCCGGATCGCACACTCACTCTCGGCGGTCGCGCGATCACGCTGCGCGAGTACGGCTTCTTCGAGGGCCTGGACGTGGCCGATCGCGCGGCGGCATTCATCGCCGATCTGATCCTCGCCAGCGACGTCGGCGCCCTGCGGTACGCGCACGTGCGCCGGCTGTTCGGTCGCCACCGTGCAGTGATCCCCGCGATCGCGGCGCAGGCGGGCGATGTCGAGGTCGCCTGGCTCGAAGCGCTGCCGCCGGACGACCTGGAACTGTACCTCGCGACCTGGTTCGCGGTGAACGCCGCTTTTTTCGTGCGCGAGGTGCTGGCAGAACTACGCGAGGAACACCTGCGCGAGGCACAGCTGCGCGCGGCGCAGGATCCCGCGGCCGGCGCCTCGGCTGGAGCGATCTCTTCGCCCAACTCGCCGCCGCTGGACACGGCACGCCCGACCAGCTCGGACGACGCACCGAGCGCCAGTTGATCGCCGCGTTCGAGGCGCTTGAACGCGCCGATCGCCACCGTCGCGCGGACTTCATCGAGGACGTGGCCACCGCCGTGTGGGGCGGGGAGGCCGCCGAGGCGCGCGTGAAGTCCCTGCGCGGCCGTCCGTGATTCGAGCGTCGTCATGAACACGTCCGCATGAACCAGGATTTCGTCCTCAACTTCAAGGTCCGCGGCGACTCCGCGCAGGCCGAGACCAGTCTCGGCCGGCTGCAGAACGCGCTCGTGCAGGTGGACCGCGCGCTCGGCCAGGTGCGCGCCGCCGGTCGGGCGGTGACCGTCGATGCGCAGGCAGCGCCCGTGCTCGCCGCGCAGCGTGCGATCACCGCCGAAGTCGAGCGACGCACGCGCCTGGAAGCCGATGCCGCGGCCCGCAACGCCGCCGCCTTGCGCCAGCAGGCGGTCGAGCAGGCGCGCATCGCCGAACGGCGTGCAGCGTCCACCGCGGTGTTTTCCGCCGCGACGCCGGAGCAACTGCGCACACCGGCCGAACGCACGCAGGCCCTGGGGCAGGCGCAGGCCCTGCAGCGCGACGCCGCGCTGCGGATGCTGGAGATCAACCGCCGCGCCGACGCGCTGGAAGCGCGGCTGGCGACGACGCGGACCGGGCTCGCCACCGCGACCGTCACCGCCGCGCGGGCGACCGATGTCGGTCGCCGCGCCGTGGACCAGTACGGGATCTCCGTCGGCCAGACCCGGCAGGCGATGCGGCAGTTGCCGGCGCAGATCACGGACATCTTCACCTCGCTGGCCGGCGGTCAGAAGCCGTGGCTGGTCGCGATCCAGCAGGGCGGGCAGTTGAAGGACTCCTTCGGCGGCATCGTGCCCGCCGCGCGCGCGTTGCTCGGCGCGATCACGCCGATGGTCGCCGGGCTCGCCTTGGTCGCGGCGGTCATCGGCACCGTCGCCGTCGCGGCGGTGTCCGGCTACCGCGAGACCCAGGCCTACGAACGCGCGCTGATCGCCACCGGCAACGCTGCCGGGACGACCGCCGGCCAGCTGCGCGTGGTGAAGGACAGCGTCGGTGCGGCCACCGGCGAGTACGGCGACGCCGAAACGGCGGTCGCCGCGCTGGCCGCGTCCGGTCAGGTCGCGGGCGACAGTCTCGAAGCGGCCGCGAGCGCGGCGGTCAACCTGGCGCAGTTGACCGGCCAGTCCGTCGAGGCGACCACGCAGCAGATGGTCGCGCTGTTCAAGGCACCGACGCAGGAACTGGCGCGCCTGAGTCAGCAATACGGTGGCGTGACGGTCGAGGTCTACCAGCACGTCCGCGCGCTGGAGGCGCAGGGCCGCGCGCACGACGCCGCGCGCCTGGCGGTAGAGACCTTCTCCCGCGTCGAAGCGCAGCGGATGCAGGAGGCCACCGCGCGTGCGGGCTCGCTCGAACGGGCGTGGATCCATCTCGGCAAGATCATCGGCGGGGTCTGGCAGACGATCCGCAACATCGGTCGCGACGATCTCGCGTTCCGGCTGTCGAAGACCACCGACGAGCTGAACCGGATCGGCAACGAGTGGCGCACACTCGGCGGCCTGAACTCGCTCGATGCGGTGCTGGCCAGCGCCGATGTCGATGCCGACACGAAACAACGCATCCGCGCGCTGCGGCAGGAGCAGGCGACCCTGCAGCGCGAGGCCAATGCCGAACAGGCGAAGGCCGACGCGCAGGCGGCGACGCAGGCCAGGCAGACCAACGCGATCAACGCGCTCGGTCGCGCGCAGGCGGCGCTCGGCCAGGACCGCGCCGTCGCCAAGGCGCAGCAGCTGCGCGAACTCGAACGCGATATCGCGGCGCTGCGCGCGGGTGGCGTGACGCAGGTCGAGGGCGTCTCGCTCGCGGCCTTCGAGAAGACCCGTCGCGCGCAGATCGACGCGCAGTTCCACGCGCCGAAGGGACCGCGCGCGCCGAAGCCCAAGGCCACCGACGCCGATCGCGCCCTCGAGTCCGCGGAGCGCGAACTGGAGTCCCTGCGCCGCGAGGTCGCGTTGCTGGGCGAGGTCGAAACCGGCCAGACCCGAGCCGGCGAGGCTGCGCGCATCCGCTACGAGACCACGCAGGGGGCTCTGAAGGCGATTGCGCCCGCGCTGAAGGCGCAGCTCGTCGCCGAGGCCGAAGCGCTCGACAAAGCGCGCGCCGCCGCCGAAGCCGAACGCGAACGCAAGGCCGAACTCGAGAAGACCACGCGCGCCTACGAGACGCTGCGCGCCAGTCTGCGCACGCCGGCCGAAGTCGCGCTGGAAGAGGCGCGGGCGCAGGTCACGCTGCTGAACGATGCGCTGCGCGATGGGATCGCGACCAAGGCCGCGTTCGACGCGGCGATGGCGCGCGTGGTGCAGACGAGTTTCCGCAAGCCCGATGCGGCGCTCGACCGCGTCCCCGGCGCGACACCGGACCTCGGGCAGACCGGCAGCGATCTCGCGCAGATCGAACAGTCGCGCACGCGGCTGGAAGCGTGGCACGCCGAACAGCTTGCGCTGCTCGCGCAGTTCCGTTCGCAGCGCGCCGATCTGAACGCGCAGTGGGATGCGCAGGAAGAGACGATCGAGCGCCAGCACCAGGCCGCGCTCGCGCAATTGCAATCGGCGCAGACGCAGGTTCTGCTCGCCGGCGCCTCCGCGACCTTCGGTCAGCTCGCCGACATCGCCCGGTCCTTCGGCGGCGAGCAGAGCGCGACGTATCGCGCCCTGTTCGCGTTGTCGAAAGCGTTCGCGATCGCGCAGGCCGCCATCGCGCTCGCCCAGAACGTCGCCGAGGCGAGCAAGGTGGGGTTTCCGCAGAACATTCCGATGATCGCCGGTGCGATCGCCCAGGGCGCGACCATCGCCGGACTGATCGCGCAGGCGACCTTCAACGGCGGGGGCGGCTACGCCAGCGGCGGCCATGTGCGTGGTCCGGGCACGGCGACCTCCGACAGCATCCCGGCCTGGCTGTCGGACTTCGAGTTCGTCACCCGCGCCGCCATCGTGCGCCAGCCCGGCGCGTTGCCGTTTCTCGAAGACTTCAACCGACGCGGCATGCCGGCGCTGGAGGCCTGGCATGCGCGTCGCTTCGCGGGCGCCACGCCGCCGGCCGTGTCGTTGCCGCGTGCGCCGCGCATGCACTTCGCCGAAGGCGGCCTGGCGCGCGCGGCCGCGGGTCTGAGCCCGCAACTCAATCTGCGCCTGATCAACGCGATCAACACCGATGCGCTCGCCGAGTCGATGGCGCAGAGCCGGGGGCTGGAGCAGACCATTCTCAACGTGATCGACCGCAACGGCAGCTTTCTGCGCCAGCGGATCGGAGGCGCCTGATGGCCTACGCCATCGACACCGTGGTCAAGGGCGCAGGCCCGGACGCGCACCTGCAATTGCTCGATGTCCTGCGCGCGCTCGCCGAGAACGCCGGCTGGACGACGCTGCGCTTCGACACGTCGATCGCCGAGCGCGAACTCATTCTGCGCTCGACCGGCACCACCGGCGAGGAGGAGATCACGGTTGGGTTCAAGGCGTACCAGAACGTTGCGGCGGACTATTACAACCTGCTCGCCGCGACGATGGTCGGCTATGTGCCGGCCGCACCGTTCGAGGCGCAGCCAGGTATCAAGACCAGCGGCGTGCCGGGTCACAACCAGGCGGTGACGTACTTCCTGACCGCCAATCCGCGCCGGATCGTCGGCGCCCTCAAGGTGGGCTCGCCGATCTACGCACACGTTTACGTCGGCAAGGCGCTCGCCTATGCGCGGCCGAAGGAATTTCCCTCGCCACTGGTCGTCGCCGGGCATTTCGACGGCCGCGACGCACGGCGCTACAGCGACCTGCACTGGTTCCCCTACAAGGGCCGCAGGGGGAGCAGCGACAGCGGCTACACCGACGGGTTTCTGTTCCTGCGCGATGCCGGCGGCACCTGGAAGAAGGTGCAGATCTCGCCCTTCGGCAACGGCCACGCGAACGAGACGACCTATGC